CTCTCGGGCCACGAAGATCGGTGCCTCGATGACGAAGGTGAAGGAGCCGTGCTCGAACGGGCTGCCGTGCCTGTCCCGCATGAGGTAGTTGATCAGGCCCTCGGAGGGGCGACCGGACGTGGACTGAGTGCCCACGGTGCTGACTCGGGCTGCCTGGGCGACGTCGTCGTCCGAGGCGTTGGACTTGATGAGGTCGACGCTGACGTCGGACCTGAGCGTGATGGTGATGGGACTTCCTCTCAGTACCAGTGCGGGGACTGCCTCAGCCAGAAGGCGAGGGCGTTGGTCGGCTTGCCGTAGCGCGCGTCGATGTAGTCGAGACCGGCCTCGATCTGCTTGCTCGGATCGCTGGTCTTCTTCGCGCCGTAGTTGGCCCAGGTGTCGTCCAGGAACTGGGCGATCCCGTAGGCGGTGCTCGTCGGGTTCTGTGCGTGCGGGTTCCAGTCGGACTCGTTGGTCCAGAGCCGTTCCAGGGCGGTCCACTCGGACCCTGTCCACCCGCGCTTGGCTGCGGCCTCACGACCGAGCTCTCTCGGGGTCTGTAACTTCGGCGTGGCCTTGGGCTTGGGTTCCTCGGTCTTGCTCGGCGTCGGGGTCGGGCTCGGAGTGGCGGTCACGGTGACGGTGACCTTCGGGATGGGCTGCGTGTCGTGGACGGGGGGCGGGGCGTCGGCCTTGGCCTTGTCGACCAGGAGAGCGCCGCCCAACATGCCCAGCGAGAGGGCGGAGGTGAGTGCGGTGACTCCCGCAGCCATGCTCAGCCCGTCCCGCTTGGCCTTGTGCCTCGGGTGATGCAAGTTACACACCCGCCTGCAACTGACGGAGGTGGATGACCTCGGTGCCCTCCTGGGCGAACTCCTCGATCTTCTCCAGCATCTTCCAGGCCGCTGCGCTCACGCCGAGGCCGGTGCGGTAGATGGTGGACGGCTTGCGGTCCTTCAGGAGGTGGATGAGGCGGAACGGGATGATGTTCTCGGGCTTGACCTCGGGGAACATGCGCGCCTGGTGGTAGCCGTAGACGATGGCGATGGGCTCGGTGTTCTGCGTCACTGTCACAGTCCCCTTCGGTTGAACGATGCCGCGACGGCGGCGAGAGTGTTGGGATGCTGGCTCTGGGCCTTGCGGATGATCGCTGCCTGCTGGAGGCGGAGTCGGTTGTGCTCGGCGATCAGGATCTCGACTGAGTTGAGGACGTGCACCGGGTTGGTCGGCTCGGTGAGTCCGAGCTGGGTACCGATCGCGAGGATGGCCTCCTCGGGGGTGAGCTGCTTGCTCATGCGGCCACCAGCCGATCGTTGTAGCTGCTCCGGTTCTCGGAGGTGAGGTGGTAGAGGCCGAAGTCGCAGACGTAGTACCTGCGCTCGACGTACATGCCGCGACGGGTGCCGACTGCGTCCGCAGCTCGGGTGCGCTTGGTCTGGGCTCGACCCAGGGCCTTGTCGGCGAGGCGTTCGGAGGCGAAGCCTCGCTTGACCCCGCACCTGCATGAGCGGTGCTCGACGGTCTTGTTCTTCACGGTTCTGGACTCCTCTACTTCTGGTACTTCGGGCAGGGGCAGGTGGCGAGGTGGCACTGACCTCGGGCGGGACCGGCCATGCTGTGGGTGAAGGGGGCATGCCCGCACTCGGGGTGCAGGCAGTACGGGGACCAGCCCTTCTTGCCGATGTCGTTCGCCTTCATCACGCCGGGCGAGTAGAGCTTCACGGCGCGGAAGCTGCCGCCCAGGCCCCCCAGGTGCTGGAGGTGCGTCTTGATGTCGGCCTCGGAGTAGAAGGGGCCGTAGTTGAGCCCGCGCTCTCCGCCCTTCCAGGTGTGGGTGCCAGCCCACGTCTCCCGCATGGACAGGATCTCCACCATCTCGTTGATGAGGGCCTTGGCCATGGTCTTGGCGTCCGGGTAGTCCGAGGACTCCAGGATCTCTACGATCTTGTTGTACTCCTGTGCGCGAGGCGTGAACCTCATGCGATCTCCCTTGCTCGGTGTCTTGGTGTTGCTGAGTGGACCGGAGGGGACTCGAACCCCTCTGCCTGCCCTACCAGGCGGTCCCACTGTCACAGGTTGGTCAGGCGGGACGGTGGATGACCCGGAAGCCCCACCTTCTGGCGTGGACGAAGGCTTGGACGTTCTGCGTGGTGCCGATGCGCTTGGTCGGGTTGATCCAGTGCCCGGCCTGCTTGAAGAAGGTCGGAGGGACGGCGTCCACCCCCTGGATCACGCTCCCGTCCGGCAGGGCGTCGAGATCCTTGATCTCCCGCAGTGGAGCCTCGCTCGGAGTGGTCAGCGGCGAGATGAGCTGGACAGGGAAGGCGAAGAAGCTGGAGTAGACCGGGTCGCGGAAGCCGATGACCTCGAAGGTCCCGTTCCCGAGGCTGACCCCTCCGTCACCCTCGCGGTCCTCGATGATGGCCCCTTCGGGCAGTGCGTCCAGGTCCGGGACGGTGTGAAGCGTGGTTGTCACTGTGTGTTCCTCTCGTTCGTGTGCCAGTGTCGCACACTCGACCAGCGCGGCGCAACTTGCACGCTCAGGCGTAGACGGCCTTCAGGTTGATGAGCAGGGCGGTGCTCAGGAGCTTGTCGTGGAGGTCGATCTCGTCGCCGTCGTTCTCGACGGTCACGTCGAAGTCGTAGTGGTCCAGGGCGACTTCACTCTCATGCACCCACCCACCAGGGTCGGTCGCAGGCCCCACGCCAGGGCGGTTGATGCGGACCATCACTCCCCCGGCCTTGCGGATGGCGTCGGCTTCGTTCTGGAACCTGACGTCGGTCACGACCAGCGCCTCGTTCTCGGGGTCGAAGTCCTTCATGAGGGCGTCGACCCAGACCTGAGCTCCGAGGATCTTGCGACCAGCCTCAGTGCCTGTGCGCTGGAGCAGCCTTCGGATCTCGGGGAACTGTCGCTTCGCCCGGTCCCACCCGTAGGCGTCGACCAGCTTGGCCAGCCGGACCACACCGACGTCGGGGTAGGTGTCCACCCAGGGGTCGAGCGCCAGGAGGAACGATCGGAGCCTGTCGGCGAAGGCGTCTCGCCTCCAGCCACCCACGACCAGGGCCTTGGCTGCCTCGTCTTTACCGCTACCGGCGTAGCCGGACAGGCCGATCAGCAGGGTCGGTCCACTCACTTCGGGTCCTCCTCGTAGGGGTTCAGGTACTGGGCGGCGTAGCTCACGCCCATGCCGGTGTAGAAGTTGCGACCCATCGGGTCGGGGATGTCGAGCTCGGCCAGCTCCTGCGCCGCCTCCCATCGAGCGGCCTTGACCAGGTCGAGCAGCGACTCGCGCAGCTCCTCGTACTCCTGGCCGTACTTGTCGTAGGTGTGCTCGGCGATGGCCTCCTCGACCGTCCACCGGTACTCGTTGCCAACCCAGGGCATCAGGCAGCCACCCGGTTCTCCGCAGCCTTGACCAGGCCGTCGAGCAGGGTCTCCAGCTCGGGGTCGGACCCACCGACCAGCTCCAGGATCTGACCCTTGACCTCGGACACCAGCGAGGTGTCGGTCACGAAGCGGGTCGAGCGCCACACTCGGCGCGTCCCGTAGTGGTCGTCGTACACCGACTTCACGAAGGTGTTGGTCGGCTCGATCAGCCCGAGGTTGCGGGCTCGCTGGAAGGCACCACCCAGGGCTCGACTGTTGGCCGGACGCTCCAGACCGGAGGCCCAGACGTCGTCGGCGGAGAAGGTGGGGCGCGTCAGCGCCAGGTCGGTGATGATCTCGACCGCCTCAGCCCTCCACTCCTCGGTGGTGGCCTGGTAGGTGTTCTCGATGACGTCGCTGAGGTTGCTCACGGGTTGTTCTCCTCTGTTCGTGGCGGGTCTTGCTGAGTGCGCGCCGGGGACTCGAACCCCGGTGTCTGCCGGTCGCGCTGCCTACTCACACTGTCACACCAGGTCGAGCTCGTACTCGGCCAGCTCGGTGACCTCGCCCTCCTCGGTCAGGTAGCCGGACTCGATCATGTCCTTGGCCACTCGCCCGTAGTGACCCTGGAGAGTCCAGGCCATGCCCGACTTGACCAGCTTGCCGAACAGCTCCAGAGTCTCGGCGTCGTCCAGCGCGCCCTCCTCGTAGGAGATCAGGTCGATGACCAGGCTGCCCATCTTGCTCACTGTGTGCTCCCTCTCGGTTGGTGTGTGCTCACACTCTCACATCGTGTGGAAGTGTGTCAAGCGTGGATCAGGCGGCGTCTTCCTCCGCCTCAGCGCGGCCCTCCTCCAGGCCCTCGTCGTACCCGTCCGAGTGGCCCTCGTCGTAGCCCTCGGAGCGACCGTTGTCGTAGCCCTCGGAGTAGGCGAAGTCCTCACCCTCCGAGTACCCGTCCGTGTGGCCGTCGTCGTAGGCTTCCTCGCGCTCGTTCTCGACCAGGCTGTTGATGATGGCCTTGGCCTCGTCCGGCAGGGTCTCCAGGTCCAGGACCAGGGCGAGCTCGGCGAAGGCGTCGTTGATGTAGTTGCTCACGGGGTGGATCTCCTCTCGCAGTGGGTCGGCGCTGTCACCGTCGACCCTGAGTGCCTGCTCGGGGCTCGAACCCGAGTGCCTGCCAGTCAGGCTCCCTCGATCACTCGAAGGGGTAGTTCTCGAAGCTGTACTTGCGGGCGATCTCGTCCGCGTCCGGCGTCTCGGCTCGGAAGTAGGAGGCTGCGTTCCGCACCCCCACACCATCGGCGAAGACCTCCCAGGCGTTGCCGACGTCGCCCCCCAGCTCATGCGCTCGGAGGATCACTCGGGCTGCCGCCTCGGGGTTCCGTGCTGCGATCTCTGCGTGGTCCACTGCTCTGCCTCTCTCTCGTTACTTCAGGATCTTGGTGTCGAAGCCGTACCCCTGGACGGTCCCATCGGCGAAGTGTACGTAGCACTCGGGGCGATCACTGCCCATCCAGCGGAAGCCGAAGTCGTAGTCCGAGACCGGCGTCCCGTAGATGCTCGGGACCTTGTCGCCCCGGTCGCCGTCCCAGCACTCCGACCAGCGGTACCCGCAGCAGTCGCAGTCGCCTTCGCCGTCGAAGTACAGGCCGATCCGCTCGGCCCGGTAGTTCGCCTCCTGGTAGTCGTCAGCCTCGATGATCACGTAGTGGGTGATGCCAGCGTCAGCGTCGAAGTCGAAGCCGCCACCCGAGTTGTTCTGGCTGTACTCGAAGAAGCTCACTGAGTTGCCCCTCTCACAGTGGACCGACGCTGTCACCGTCAGTCCGGAGTGCGCGCCCTGGACTCGAACCAGGGTGTGTGCCTCTCGCGCTGGTAGATCAGGAGGTGGTGCGGTACCCGTCCCAGCAGTACACGTAGGAGGTGTCGCCGATCTTGGCCCAGCAGTCACGGTGACCCTCGACCGTGCCCCACTTCTCATGCCCGGCCTTGCGCTGCCCGGCCTCCCAGGTCAGGCGCTTGACCGTGTCGTTCCACTTCGGGTTCAGGTAGGTGACCACTCCGTTGCGGTCCACCCAGTAGCTCGGGGACTTCCCGTTGAGCTCCTTGCCCCCGTCCCAGTAGCAGTTCCGACCCCCCTCATCCGAGCAGGGGTTCGTGGGCAGGTCCCCGGTCGGGACCTTGACCTCGATGTACTTGGTCACCGCAGGCAGCGGCGTCGGCTTGACCGAGGCGACCGTCTCCACCTTCACCGCAGGAGCGGGAGCGGCTGCGGTCTGTGCGTTGTGCGTCCCAGCCCCGAAGGCCAGGGCACCGAAGGCCAGGACGGACAGGATCTTGTGGCTCGTCTTCATGATGTTCCTCTCAGAGTCAGCGGTGTTGCTGAGTGCCTGCCGGGGACTCGAACCCCGGCGTCTGCCGGTCAGGCTGGTGGGTACTACTCGGCGAGCTCGTCCAGGAGGATGCTCACCAGGTTCGAGGCGATCAGGTACAGCGCCAGGTTCGACTGCTTGTCCAGGTCCATCGGCTCGCTCACGTCCGTGATCTCGGCCAGGTCGACCTCCCAGGCAGCCAGGTCCGTGAAGGTCTGCCACTTCAGGTAGGTGTAGATCGGGACCGCACCGTCTGCGATCTCACTGTCACCACCGTTGTACCGAAGGGACTCGACCGCCGACTCGACGTCCTCCCCCGCCTCGACCAGGTACTCGACCTGCTCGATCACACTGTCACGGATGCCCCGCAGGAAGACAGCTCCCGGCGACTCCTGCCCGTCCGGGCTGGTCACGTCGACCAGGTGCGACAGGTGCCAGAACTCCAGGGCCTTGACCGACTCGATGCTCATGCTGTGCTCTCTCTCTTGGTTGATGTGCTCACACTGTCACAGGTACTGCGCCCCTGTCAAGCGGGGTAGATGCCCAGGCACCAGCTCGTCACGGGCTCCAGGAAGACTCCCGGTAGCCACTCGGGCTCGCGGCCTGCCTTCTCGCTGACCTCGAACACCCACTCCCCTGCACCCTCCAGGGCCAGGGACCAGGCACCCTCACTCAGTCCCTCATGGTTGTGGTCGGCCAGGAAGAAGTACCCAGCATCCAGCGGGTACAGCTCCTCGATCTTGGCCTTGACCTGCTCGGCCTGCTCGCGGTTCATGGTGTCTCCTCACTCAGGGCAGTGTTGCCCAGTGGGTGCCGAGGGCTCGAACCTCGGGGCCTGCCAGTCACCCTCACGGCGTCAGCCGTAGACGATCTCGCCGAAGATGGCCACCTGGACGATCACGTCCGCAGCGTCAGCGTCGATGTGCCCGCAGTCGATGCCGTCCTCGTCGCGGTCCTTCCAGGAGTCCACGATGTACCCGTGAACCATGGGGCCGACGATGCGCGGCTCGTTCTTCAGGAGCTTGCGGTACGCCTTCTTGACCTGCTCGGCGGTCAGGTGGTGCACCTTCCCCTCCTCGCCGTCCCGGATCGTCGCCACAGCGTCATCCGGAGCGTCAGCGAAGTCCTTCTGTGTCGGCTCGATCGCCCAGTAGGTGATCCCACCGTAGGCAGCCGTGTCGATGATGTCCTGGACGTTGTCGTCAGTGATCGTGCTCACGCTCAGAACTCCTTGTGGATCTCGGTCGAGAACGTCTCGGGCACACCGTACTTGACCGACCGGGCGAACTTGCGCTCCTGGACCAGAGCCTTGCCCTTGCGACGGTCGTCGCGGGAGGACTCACGGTTGTCGCGGAACTTGGGAACCATCTGGATCACTCCTCGGATCAGAGCTCCCCTGCCTCTCAGGGGATGCTCAGTGCCTGCCCAGGGCTCGAACCTGGGTGCCTGCCAGTCAGGCTGCGGTCTCAGACCGCGATGGGAAGTTCAAGCTGATCGGGGTGGACACCCAGGACCAGGGCGGTGAAGTGCTCGTCTCGGACCTCGCGGTACAGCTCCTCGACCGCGTCCCAGCTCACGTCCACTCCGTCCCAGGGCAGACGGTCACCCTGCACGTCGTAGAAGGCATCGCGGATCGCCTGCGCCTCCTCGTCTGTGTCCAGGTCGTACTGCCGCTGGGCGTCGTCCAGGGCCTCGGACAGGTTCTCCTCGTACTGCTTCCACTCCCGCTCGGAGTAGTCGGACTCGTCCACGACCGGGTAGTCCTTCAGACCCTCCGCGATCTCCACCGCCTCGATGAAGGCTTGCGTGAACTCCTCGCGGCTCTCGTCCTCGTACACCTGGACGAACAGTTGGCGGAGGCTCCCGACCAACCAGTGGCCCACCGTCGCGTCGATGACGTGCTCCTCGACGTCCTCCCCCGCAGCTCCCCGGATCAGGTCCAGGGCACTCAGGTAGTTCGACTCCTCCAGGATGTCGTCCCCACGCTCAGCCCAGCCGATGACCGGGGCGTGGGTGGAGTACAGCCGCTCGTCCCAGAAGGCCGCGTCCGAAGGACGCTCCAGGCCGGACTCGGCGTACTCGACCAGCGTGTCGATGTCAACGTTCACTGCGTGCTCCTACTGTCACAGCATGGTTGCTGAGTGGGAGCCGAGGACTCGAACCTCGGGGTGTGCCGCTCTCCCTTGTGTGACTCACACTGTCACACTCTGCGTGTTCAGTCAAGCTCCCCCGGACCAGGAACCCTCCTGTGTACGTCCGGGTACCCGATCTCGTCCGGGTGCCGCTCGGTCTTGTCCTGCAACCACTTCCCGCTGGGGTGGATCATCAGGACCCCCGATCACTTGCCGAAGCGAGCAGCCAGGGCAGTCAGGTCGTTCGCCCGGAGGCGAGCGTTCAGGGCAGCCTGCGCCTTGCCAGCGGCGATGGACTGGGCGGTCTTCGCAAGGGTGACGCTCATGTTGATCTCCTCAGATCTCTCTCGATGCAGGATCACTCGATCCCAGTGGATGCCAGGGACTCGAACCCTGGTGTGTGCCTCTCACCCTACGCTCACACTGTCACACAGTCAAGCGCATGAAGACCACGTCCGGCTCGCCGGGGGTCCAGTTCGCTACCCGCTCGTACTCGGCGAAGCCGAACCGCTTGTAGTACTCGGGCAGGAAGCCATCGAAGCAGTCCAGGCGGTCAGCTCCGAAGTGGAGCACGGCCTCCCAGATCATGTCCTCACCACGCCCCTTGATCAGGGAGAAGACACCCACCAGGGTGCCGTCACCGGCGACCCCGAGACCGGACAGACCGTCCTCGGAGAGGTAGAAGGCGTAGGAGGAGGGCATCTCGGACGGGTCCGAGGTAGCGTTCCGGATCAGTTCGGACTGCGACCGTGCACTGTTGAGTGCGGCGGCGAAGACCTTGTAGCTGACCTTGATCATGTCGATCTCCTCATGATGACACTGTCACACCTGGAGCGGTGTGATCGCGGGTGCCAGGGCCTCGAACCCTGTGTGGATGCCGTCCACCCTCACCCCCTGGGGGGTGTCCAGACTCACAGTCTGGGAAGCTCATTCCTACCCACAGATCAGGGTAGGCACTTCGTGTGTCGCTTGCGCTCTGTTGAGTTGTCAAGGTTCCTGGGCTTCGTTCGTACTTGGCTCTCGCCGTTCCTCCCGACCCGTTCTCTCTGGGTCCTACTCTACCAGGTCTGTGTCAGTGTGTCAACCTGGTCTGTGTTGCTTGTCGTGCTGTCTTGCTGGTCTCACTCTACCGGGTCTGTGTTGCTTGTGTCAACCCGGTCTGTCTTGCTTGTGCTGCACTCTCTGAGACCGAACCGTCAGGTTCACATGCGCCTCGTTCGCACCCGCTCTGTGATCGGTGCTACTCGGTCTCTCTGTGCTGCTGAGTCAGACTCTACCCGACGTGTGTCAGTGTGTCAAGCCGGTCTGTCTCGGTTGCTCGGTTGGCTCGCTTGGCTTGCGCCTTGCTTGCCGTTCCTCGCTGCGTTCTGGTCACACTCTCACATGTCCTCGCGACTTGTGTCAAGTCCTCGCGTGTCTTGGCTGGTCAGAGCTCTGATCTCTGGTCCCTGATCTCTCATCCTCGCGTCTCTGTGAGCCGTTCTGAGGGCCGATCTCTGGTCCCTGGTCTCCCTGGTCATCCGGCATGCCGAGAGGCGGAGAGATGAGCGCATGACGGGCGCGCGAGGGTAGCACGACGTCCAGGGCGAGGGTACGGGGTGGGGGTACGACCCCCGGACGAGGAACTTGCCGACCGTTCCGTCATAGCCGCTGAGATCGCGCCACGGTTCCAAGGTCGATCAGGGGGAGGGGGAGCTGGCGCTCACAGAGGCCGTTGCACCATCGTTACCCCAGTTCAGCGGCACGATCAGGGGAGCAGGGGACGTCCAGCCCGAGCGTCATCCCAGTGCGAAGGAGTGAGCGCATCCTCACCGTACTCAGCGGCGAAGGACTGGATCTTCCCGAGCGGAGAGTCGGCAGGGGCAGGCCCATCCGAGAGCTCCACCCCGAGCATGATCTCGGCGAAGCGACGTCCGGTCTCCTGTGCGCTGGTCTCCTCCATGCCCGCATCGTACCGTGGGCCTGTGAGCGATCCGCTCCAGCTCCTCCGCGACGAGCTTGGTGCCGTCGAGCTCCCTGTCGTCCCGAGCCCTGACCAGCTCCCCCTGCCCCTTCCAGGAGTGGGTGAGGCTCCTGGTCCAGAGGAGATCTCCGAAGCCCTCCAGGAGCTGCACAGCGCCGAGGTGCTGCAAGAGATCCCCGAGCTCGAAGACGATGACGAGGCTTGACGCTCAGCCGTCTACGTTCACTGCCGGGCGTCAGCCCGGACCCAGCTCGCTTCGCTCGCTGAGTCCTTCGCCGTCGCGTGTCTACGACAGGTGGGGGCTCCGCCCCCTACTTCTTCTCGCCGTCGAACCTCACTGTGCAAGTGTGAGCGTCGTCACATCTGGAGTGGTTGTAGAAGGTAGGCCCCTCCGCGTCTTTGTACTTGTAGAGGTAAACGGCAAGCGAGAAGTACACGTTGTGGGCCTGTCGGCCCCAAGGTACGAAGACGCTCTGCCAAGTACAAGTGCTACTTGTACTTCCTCTACCGTAGAGGACAGAGTCTGCCCCCGAGTCGATCGCTTCGAGCAGCTTGGCGCAAGCGTCAAGGACATCGTCGGGGGCTTCTACTTCCACGTTGGGAGGTGCGCGTGAGCGGCTGGCAGAACAGTGACCGGAGGGACAGACTTCCCCCGGACTGGTTCAAGATCCGAGCACGGGTGCTTCGGCGAGATGGCCACACATGCACTCACCGAGACGACTACGGCATCAGATGCGCCGATCTCGCAACCGACGTGGACCACATCAAGCCTGGCGACGACCACAGCATGGAGAACCTACGGGCGCTCTGCTCCTGGCACCACAACAAGAAGTCTGGTGCTGAGGGCGGGGCCGCGTCGCAGGCGAACCGGCGTCGACAGAACCGCAAGTTCAGGCGGACCGAGGATCACCCCGGTCTCCTGTGAGGTACGCACCAGCTCCCCGTCCTCCTCTCCGGGTCGAGCTGGTGCTCGGCATCGCGCTCCCCAGACCTCCTCTCCTGGGTTGAGCGCGATGCCTCCCCCCTGGCATCCACCAGGGGGTCGACTTCCCGCGTTGAGTCGCGGGGCTGCATGGAAGGGAGTCCAGAGTGACTGGCTTCGAGATCGCCTGGGCTGCCTGGGCTGGCGCGTTCGTCGTGATCGAGGGCATCGCCCTCTACCGCAAGCAGCCCGGAGACACGCTCTCCGAGCAGGTGTGGCGCATCTTCGGGACTCGGCGCGACGTCGAGTACACCCCGAAGGGCAAGCAGCCCAC